AACAAATACTGGCGATAGCTTAGCTTTCCTACGTATTAATTATAATACGGAAGATGATAACGAAAAGCAGTTGCCTGTTGGCTACTGGACTATCGCTACACCTGAACATGGTGCTATATTCTCTAAAGAAATAGAATTTCAAGTATTTCTACAGCGATACCAATATACACATTGGGATGAAGATGCTGAAGAAATGGCTAATAAATCTATTCTTGCACAAAATTTGTATCCACAAACAGAAGTTCCTGACATGTTAGGCACAATGCGTTGTGGTTCTGTTCCTTACTCACAACGAGAAGGATTGAATGCTGAACAAGCACTCAAACAAAAAAGTATTCGGTGTTTTAGAATGTTATTCGGTAGGGTAACACTCAAGGATGCCGTGAACGTAGATGGGGAGAAAGTTGAAGCTTCTAACCTTCCTTGTCTATGGAGAGCTAGAGGAAGTAATTTTATGACCATCTCTGATGCCATGGACTCACTTTCTGCTCAGAAGAAACCTTTTATCTTTTACAAGTTAAAAAGTGGTCTTGAAAAAAAGAAAAATGGTGGAGTAATTTATTATGTTAGCAACTTTGAAGTTAGTGAAGGTCCACTTTCTTTTGGTGAAGAAGATAATAACTTACTGAAGCTATTTTGCGAGTACGTTGATAACGAAAATAAGGATATCATGAAAGCGTATGATAAAGCGTTGATGAAAAAAGCTGGTTCAACCCCTAACGGACAAGGTGAAGTCATTGACATAGATGATGCGTTAAATGATGATTTACCTGATTTTAGTAAATGAACGTAAAAGAAGCTTCACTAATCTCCTACTTGGTTAATGTGTTAGATGGGAAGGCAGAAATGCCTTCCTATTTATTTGACGAGTTTGCAGATTTATCTAGAAAAGCTTTAGAAAAACATTTTACAAGAAAAAAAGAAGACTTTAGGCTTCGCATGAGTAATGTGGGCAAACCCTTGTGTCAGCTACAAATGCAGGCAAAAGGTGTTGAGCCGGAGAAGCCATCACATGATTTTATTGTAAGAATGATTATAGGAGATATGCTTGAGGCTCTTGTAATTGTCTTACTCAAAGCTGCTAAAATAGAAGTTAAGTCACAACATCAAAAAGTATCTTTAGGTGTTGGTGACAGACAAATTGAAGGCGAATACGATATTGAACTTGATGACGGTATATATGATATAAAGAGTGTGTCGCCTTTTTCATTCACAACTAAATTTAATGCCGATAACGGCTATGATAAAATAAAACAATCAGATTCTTTTGGCTATATTTCACAAGGGCATGGTTATGGTATGGCGGCTAACAAACCATTTAAAGGTTGGATTGCCATAAATAAAACAACTGGTGAAATAGTTTTTACTGATTCAAAACATACTGATGAAGAAAAGAAAGAAGTTTATTCAAAGATATATAATACTAGTGTAGCTTTGTTAGATGAAAAACCTTTTGAAAGATGTTTCACAGATGTTGAAGAAGTATATTATTCTAAACCAACGGGCAACCGTACATTAGGTATTGAATGCAGTTATTGTCCATACAAACATGATTGTTGGGACAATCTTGAATTTAGAAGACAGTTGCCAAGCAAAGGTAAAAATCCTAAATGGACTTGGTATACTAAAATTGACCCTAAATGGATGGAAGAGAATGTACAATGACACGAGTGCAAAAGTTTGTAAAACTGCAACGTAAAAAAAATTTAAACTATGTAGTTAAAAAGAAACCTATGTCACCGAGGTCAGCAAAAGCAAAAGGTAGAAAATTACAAACATGGGTAGTAGATAAAATATTAGCTTTATTTCCTTCATTATCTTCTTTAGATGTTAAGTCAACACCTATGGGAGTAAATGGGGTTGATGTTCAGTTATCTAGTTTAGCACAAAAATTTTTTCCTTACGATATTGAATGTAAGAATACAGAAAGAACAAAGACAATTTATAATTACTATGAGCAAGCCATAGACCATACAAATGGGGGCGAGCCACTTGTAATTATAAAGATGAATAGACAAAAGCCTTTGGCTATTGTAGATGCAGAACACTTTATGGAGATGACATTATGTCAGAAAAAGAAACTATAGATTTAAAATCAGGTGACTCTGCTGTTGTTATACGTCATGATAAAAATCTTGAAGGCGGCTTTATAGTAGAAGTTTATCATAATATGGATAGAAAAAAACTAACTGCATCAGACATTGCATTTTACGCTTTACTTACACGAGGAATGGCTTATCATGTAACAACAGACTTATCTTCCGTGCTTGACTATGGAAGACAGAGTTTTGAAGACTCAGAATCAACAATAACAGTTCATTAGAGAGAAACTATGGCAGAACAATTAGAATTGTACAGCAATGGTAAAGATGCTGTAAACAGTCCCCCTCATTATACTGTATCTAAATTAGAGTGCATAGACGCTATTAAAGAAGCTACAGGAGAAGGTTACGAGTATTATTTACAAGGTGTAATTATGAAATACTTGTGGCGATACCGATATAAAGGTACACCTGTAGAAGATTTACAGAAAGCCGAATGGTATCTAAAGAGGCTTATAGAAGTAACTCAACATGCAAAAGAACACAGATAAAGTTGTTATTAAGATTATAGCAGATGTAGAAACAGAAGAATTTGTTCTTGACAAAGAAGAACTGCCATATATTTTGGAAGATATACTAATAGATTTATTACACGAAATATCAGGCGTAAAAACAAAAGATGTAACAGTAAAGGTAGCAAAATGAATATAACAAATCTCCCAACATATTATCAACAATTTATTCACAAATCTCGCTATGCTCGTTGGATAGAGAGTGAAAATAGGCGTGAAGAATGGGATGAAACTATTAGTCGTTATATGGCATTTATGAGTGCCCATCTTATGGAAAAGCATGATTATAAAATAGATAATAAACTGTATCATCAGTTGTATGAAGCTATTGTAAAACAAGATATTATGCCATCTATGCGTTGTGTTATGACTGCAGGTAAAGCTTTAGAAAGAGACAATACTGCAGGATATAACTGTTCATACCTTCCCGTAGATGACCCTAAGTCATTTGATGAAGCTATGTATATATTGATGTGTGGCACAGGTGTTGGTTTTTCTGTTGAAAGAAACTATGTTGACAAGTTGCCCGAAGTGCCGGAACAACTGTTTAGAGCAGAAGAAACTATTATAGTTAGCGATAGCAAAGAAGGTTGGGCAAAATCATTACGTAAATTATTAGCTTTACTATGGTCTGGCGAAATACCAAATTGGGATTTAAGTCGTGTACGTCCTGCAGGTTCTATACTTAAAACATTTGGTGGTCGTGCATCAGGTCCTGCACCTTTAGAAAGTTTGTTTAATTTTATTGTAATGACATTTAAAAATGCAAGTGGTAGAAAGTTATCTAGTTTAGAATGCCATGATATTATGTGTAAGGTTGGTGAAGTAGTTGTATCAGGTGGTGTAAGAAGGTCTGCTATGATTAGTTTATCTAATTTATCTGATGACAGAATGCGTCATGCAAAAACTGGCGAGTTTTATAAATTACAACCACAACGACAAATGTCTAATAATTCTGTAGCTTATACAGAAAAGCCTGATATGAAAACATTTATGAGAGAGTGGCTTTCTTTAGCAGAGTCTGGCACTGGCGAACGTGGTATGTTTTACAGAGGTGCGGCACAAAACAAAGCTCAAGAGAATGGCAGAAGAGATAGCACTTGGGATTTTGGTACAAACCCTTGTTCAGAAATAATACTACGCCCTTATCAGTTTTGTAACTTATCTGAAGTTATTGTAAGAGGCGACGACAGTATAGATGATATATCAAAGAAAGTAGAACTAGCTACTATACTTGGTACTTTCCAATCAACACTCACAAACTTTCCATATTTAAGAAAGATATGGAAAAAGAATACAGAAGAAGAAAGACTTCTTGGTGTATCATTAACTGGTATTATGGATAATAGTATTATGAATGGTCGCGAAATAGGAAACTTAGACGAAGTGTTAAAAGAGTTGCGTGCAGTTGCCGTTGATACAAATAAAGAGTTTGCTGAAACACTAGGCATAAATCAATCTACTGCTATAACTTGTGTTAAGCCAAGTGGTACAGTTTCACAACTCACAGATGCTGCATCAGGTATTCATGCACGACACAGTCAATATTATATTAGAACTGTTCGTGGTGATAAAAAAGACCCAATCACACAATTTATGATGGAAAAGAACATACCTTGGGAAACAGATTTGTGGAACAATAACAACGCTGTATTTAGTTTTGCTATTAAATCGCCTGAAGGTTGTGTAACAAGTAGTGATATGACTGCTATTGAACAATTAGAGTTTTGGAAAATATATGCTGATAATTGGTGTGAACACAAACCATCTATTACTGTATCAGTGGGTGCAGAAGAATGGTTAGAAGTAGGAGACTGGATATATAAAAACTTTAATATTGCATCAGGTCTTTCTTTTCTACCAAGAAGTGAACATGTATATCAACAAGCACCATATCAAGAATGTTCTAAAGAACAATACAATGACTTGGTTAAAACTATGCCAACAGAAATAGATTGGACAGAATTGACAAAGTATGAAAAAGATGATAACACAGTTGGGTCGCAGACACTTGCGTGTTCAGGCGATAGCTGTGAAGTAGTGGATATTACGTAATGGCAACAGTAGATAGATTTTTTAAAGAAGGTCAGTCTGCTTTTTATAAACCTAAAAAGTACGGAAGGTTTATGCATCATGCTTGTAATCCGTACACAAGTACCTCGTTTCGTGGTAAAGAATGGCAAAGAGGATTTAACAACAGTTATGGCAGAAATTTAAAAAAACGCCATAAATTTCCGGGTACAAAGACACACGGGCATGTCGTTTCACCCCTCTGACGGGCTTTAAAACGCGACGTTTTTTTTACAATATAGTCGAAAAGGAGCAAATATGCGAGAAATGTTAATTGGAGCTGCAAGAACCTATTATATGGGTATGATTAACAAACATATGGCAAATATGGAAGTTTTGTTAAATAATCCTACAGGAATAGGCGAAGATGCTCACCAAGATATCCAAGCTGTTATAGAAATAGAGCTTGGCAAGATAGCTGATTATCATGATAAGCTAGAGATGTTACAAAAGTTTTTTGTAAAGCCTCAAAATAAAGAAGAAAAGCCTGCTGAAGAAAAACCTAAAAAGTGAAACCTTCAGTAAAAGACAGAAAGAAGTTTGACCTCGATTTACAGTACGGACAGGTTCGTGAGGACATGGTAGCAGAGATGTTACAGGGCTGTAAAATCGAGGTTAAGTCTGAAAGAGATTTGTGGCAGAAAACAGGAAACATTGCTGTAGAGTATGAATCATATGGCAAGCCCTCTGGCATAATGGCAACGGAATCTGAATACTGGTTTCACAATCTTTGCATGGGCGACACTACATATGTTACCCTTGTATTTAAAACACAAGTATTAAAAGACTTAATAGAGTCTTTAGATTAT